ATAAAAAGTAAGACTTGATATGGCAACTAACAGTAAAGTTTTCGTTTCACCAGGTGTATATACTTCCGAAGTAGATTTAAGTTTCGTAGCACAAAGTGTCGGAGTAACAACTTTGGGTATCGTTGGGGAAACATTAATTGGACCAGCATTCGAACCAATTTTCATCAGAAATTTTGATGAATTCCAAACAGTTTTTGGTGGGACTTCCCCTGAAAAATTTATAAACACAACTATACCTAAGTATGAAGCGGCATATATAGCTAAAGCTTATTTACAACAATCTAACCAATTATTTGTTACAAGAATACTTGGTTTGTCAGGATATGATGCAGGTCCATCTTGGTCTGTATCTACAGTTGCAAATGTAAATCCATCGACAGTTGGTATTTGGTGTTTAAGTTCAGTAACAGATGTTTACACTTGTGAAACAGTATGTGTTCTTCCTAAACAAGAAACATATTTGATAGCGTTCAGTGGATGTAATAATGACATATCGACAATATCGTACTTATCTTTCTTCCCTGAAGAAATCCAAGCAATATTGTACAACCAATACGAACAGTTTAACGGAGGGACATCTACATTAGATACGGACATTAGAAACTTGATTTTTGACGTAATCACAAGTTCTAATCCATTTACGGCTGAAGATCAATTCATTTCTTATTTTGGTTCTATAGATACAGACGATTATAACACATTGACAAATGCTGGATGGACAGCAGCAACTAACGTTTTTGGTGTACCTTCAGTTTCTTTAGATGATACAAATCTTGAGTCATCACTTAACGACCCTTGGTATTATGCATTATTCAACACAACTGGAAATACAAACTACAGTGGATATTCATTCTTCACATATGTTTCAGGTCTTACATTGAACCCTGTAACAACAACAACTACTTTAACTCCATCACCAACACCAACACCTAATCCATGTGTTACACCGACACCTACAACTAGTACTACAACAACAACTACTTTACCTTTAAATTGTTACACAGGTCAATTGTTGTTAAAAATGTATTATTACACAGGTACTTCGTTTAGTGATTATGACAATGTTGTAGTAGGTACATTAAGATCAAGAGGGGTTGCTACTTATGTAAATGCGACTAACCCAGCATACAATGTTACAGGAATAACAGATGTTTCCTTAAACATGACGGGTCAATACTCTTCAGTTCTTAAAAACCCTTATGCAACATTTGGGGTAAACGTAAAAGATAAATTTGGAACTTCTTATTTCTTTGAAACATCATTCACACAAAATGATCCTGAGTATTGGAGTAAAGTATTTGGAATTACTAACTTCCAAAAACCAAGACTTGAGGTTCCTGTATTTGCGGAAGAAAACTTCCAATCATGGTTAAATTTTGCATGGAGAAAAGGTTATATCAAAGGTCTTAATCCAAACTTAATTGCTCTCGACTCAGCACAAAGTGGAGATCCTAATTCAATCGGATGGTATTTGGACAAATGGCAAACCCCTTATTCACCATTTGTCGTATCTGAATTACGAGGTAATAAAGTGTATGACCTATTTAGATTCTACACAATTTCCGATGGTGACGCAGCAAACAATTTGATCAAGATATCAATCATTAACCAAACGTATAGCAACTTAACTTTCGATGTATTGATTCGTGACTATTTTGATACTGATGCAAATCCTGTGGTTCTTGAGAAATTTACAAACTGTACAATGGATCCAGGACAAAACAACTACATTGCAAATAAAATTGGAACATTAGATGGAGAATACATATTAAATTCTAAGTTTGTAATGGTTGAGATGTCTGAAGATGCTCCAATTGACGCACTTCCTTGTGGATTCAACGGATTCAACTTTAGAAATTACGCAGGTGCACAATCACCATTCCCGATAATCAAAGGTAAATACGACTTCCCTGGTGAAGTAATCTATAACCCACCATTTGGTTTATCTTCAGGAAACGATGATGCATTGGTAAGTCCGGGAGACAATGTAAGAAGAACTTACTTAGGTATATCTAATTCTTACGGATGGGATCCAGCATTCTTCGAATATGTTGGTAAAAGAAACCCAATTAACTCCTGTGATATTGATGGTCTACCATTCAACTACAGATCCGCAGGTTTCCACATGGACGTAAACGCAAGTGGTTTAACAATCGGACCTGAGTTCTCAACAAGTGGTGATCCAAGATTCATCTGTGGTAACTCACCGTTCATTACTGAACCTGAATTACCAACAAACGCTTATTACAGATTGTTTGCACGTAAATTCACATTCTTAGTACAAGGTGGATTTGACGGATGGGATATCTACAGAGAGTGGAGAACAAACGAAGATAGATTCCAAATCGGTAGAGCGGGTTATCTAAACGGAGCATGTCCGTCAACTAGATACCCTAACGCCAAAGGATGGGGAGCATTTAAAGAAATTTCCTTAGGTGACGGAACCCAAAACTTTGCAAATACCGACTACTACGCATATCTATTAGGACAACAAACTTTTGCTAACCCTGAAGCGGTTAACATAAATGTATTTGTTACTCCGGGTATTGATTATGTAACAAATAGTAATCTTGTAGAATCGGCAGTTCAAATGATTGAATTTAACAGAGCTGACTCATTGTATGTATGTACAACTCCTGACGTTGATTTGTTCACACCAGCAAACTCAGGTTTAGATATCTTTATCTACCCAACCGAGGCGGTTGACAACTTAGACAACACAGGAATTGACTCGAACTATACGGCAACTTACTATCCGTGGGTATTGACAAGAGATAGTGTTAATAATACACAAATCTACATCCCACCAACAGCTGAGGTAACAAGAAACTTGGCGTTGACAGATAACATCGCGTTCCCTTGGTTCGCAGCGGCGGGTTACACTCGTGGTATTGTTAACTGTATCAAGGCTCGTAAGAAGTTGACTCAAGAGGATAGAGATATTCTTTACATAGGAAGAATCAACCCAATTGCTACCTTCTCAGACGTAGGTACCGTAATTTGGGGTAACAAAACTCTTCAGATTAGGGAATCTGCTCTTGATAGAATCAATGTAAGAAGATTGTTACTACAAGCACGTAAATTGATTTCAGCGGTATCAGTAAGATTATTGTTTGAACAAAACGACGCACAAGTAAGACAAGACTTCTTAAATGCGGTGAATCCAATCTTAGACGCAATCAGAAGAGACCGTGGTTTATACGACTTCCGTGTAACAGTTTCTTCAGATCCTGAAGATATTGATAGAAACCAACTTACTGGTAAGATCTATATCAAACCTACAAGAGCCCTTGAGTTTATCGACATCACATTCTACATTACTCCAACGGGAGCATCTTTCGAAAACATTTAATAGGGTTAATAATCAAAACAACAAGGGGGGACATTAGTTCCCCTTTTTTTGTATATCGATATATTTATTTATATGAACTATTCAAAAGTCGTTAAAAAAATTGTTACAGAAATTATTCAAGACCAACTCAAACCAACGATGAAATATTATGCGTTTGATTGGGACGATAATTTAATGTATATGCCAACTAAAATTTATCTCAGAGACGAAGAAGGAGAAAGTGTTGGTATGTCAACTGAAGATTTTGCTGAGTATAGAACTGAAATTGGTAAAGAACCATTCGAATATGAGGGGCACACCATAGTAGGATTTGATGACGATGCATTTAGAGACTTCAGAGTCACAGGAGATAAAAAGTTTATTTCTGATTCAATGAGAGCACCTACGGGTCCTGCATGGGATGATTTTGTGGAAGCCGTTAATAACGGATCAATATTTGCAATAATTACTGCAAGAGGTCACACCCCAAGTGTTTTAAAAAATGCTGTCTATAATCTTATTAAGAGAAATAAACACGGATTGAGTGAACGAGAGTTGGTTAAAAACTTGAGGAAGTATAGAGAGATTTCCGATGAAGAAGAACTTTCTGATGACGAACTTGTAAGAACGTACTTAGAGATGTGTAAGTATCACCCTGTAAGCTTCGGAGAAGGATCTGCTGCGAACCCTGAACAACTCAAAGTTACTGCAATGAGTGAATTTATGAGATACGTTAAAGACTTGGCACAAAAGCTACAAGAAAAGGCTTACTTAAAAAATAAAATTAGTAATTATTTTGAGCCATATATAGGTTTTTCAGATG